GCCGCCGTGATCGTCTCTAATCCAGTAGGTGTCGCCATCTTTTGCGAGGATGACGTGCTCGCCCATGCAGACATCGCCGAGGTGCCAGGTGCATCTATCGCCAATCGCCCACTCCGGCGCCTCGGGCTCGCTGGGATTGGTGTCGAGGATGGGGCGGTAGGCGATAACATCATCATCCTCGCCACTCTGGCCCCACCATGCCGCACGTATCTTCAGGCTTGCGGTTCCGTCTCTCAGCTTGATATCGAAAAGAGAGTCTTTCGGAATCGGCCCTTCCATGCTTTCGCCACTCCACGGAACCCACCCATCGGCGTCGGCGCGGATGATGTCCCAGCGGACTCCGCTCTCAAGGTAGAAGCTGGCATCCTGGCTAAAATAATCCGGCAGCGCCTTATGCTCTTTCGTCCGCTTATTCACCACATAAATCATAACTTCCCCCTATTTAACAACGTCAACCATCGGCACCGAAAACGCCACACCAATAATGGCGGCAAGAATAATGCCGGTCATACCAACCCCTCGCTCTCCAATTTGAGACGATACAATTCAGTCCGCGCCTTATCCTCTTTCCCCGCCTCGATGCGCCGAACACTTCGGATGCTTGAGTAGATATACGCGGCGGCCTCGGCTTGCGTGTGGCCGGCGCGGGCGCGGAGTTGTTTGAAGGTGGTCATTGTGCGGGCTCCTCGGTTGCGGCCAGGGCGGCGCGGGCTATTTCCTTCATCTTGTGGCCCAGTAGCGTGTCCATGCTCTCGATTTTCTCAAGCGCCTCCCGCAGCTTGTCGCGCTGATCCCTCGCCTCGCGCAGTGCAAGCGCCATATCCTTCACTTCGAACACGATTGCTACTGATTCTTCGTCTGTCATAACATCATCTCCTAAAGCCCCGCTGGGCGGGGCGGTTGTGGGTTTATGCGGCGCGCTGCTGCTTGATGTGGGCGCCGAGGCGGGCCCATGCGAGGCGATGCGCGTTCTTGTTGAGGGCGGCGAAGCGGCCCTTGCGCAGAACCAGAACTTGAATCACTTGGTCTCCAACGATCTCGACGCGATAGGTGCCGGGCTCGCAAAGAGTGTTGGTTGCCTCAACTTCCCACAGCTCTTCGGTCTTGCCTGCAAAGGCCGGGATGGTGCTTTCGCGTGAGAGGATCAGGGTGGCCATGGTCTTTCTCCTTAGTAGTGCCTGCATCTCGTCTTGCTGTACCCCCAATATAGGCCACGCCGTCCCATAGGTCAACACGTCCGCATGCAATCCGCGCAAAAAAAAGACCGCCTCCTCGGAAGCGGTCAAGATACCCGTGGCTGCGGGTGTGGTCAGTAGCCCCAGATGGCGCAGCCGTATACCGAGCCATAAACGCCGTTGGTGGGTAGGGTGTGGGTGGTCATAGCCATTGCCTCAGTTTTGCCGACTTGCGCGTTAGCGGCTCGATGGCGTAACGCAGCGCGTCAATGTAGTGGTTGTGGGCATCCACCACCTGGGGCAGCACATCGCCGGATAGCCGGTCTTGCTTGTAAGAGTATAACAGGAACTCCCTGGCGGTTTCTGTGCAGCGCGGGTGGATCACCACCTCGCGGTAACTCTTGATATGCTCGATACCGTCCTCGACACTGCCCTGCCACTTGCGCACGGATTCCACGCGGGGTATGCCGTGGCGCTTCAAATAACTCGATGACTCCGGGCGGGCGTTATCGGCGCGGACTACTGTTTTTTCTATGCCCGGAATACGGGCGCGCAAGTATTCGGCGGTTTCGTCAAGCTCAAGCCCAACTTTGCCAGCCTCGTAGTCGATATACAGCACATTATCATGAACCCAGCAGCGCACAGCCGCCGTCGGGTCCATTGCAAACCCATAGTCCAAGCCGAAATAGGGGCCATTCCATTTGCGCGAATCCGCCTCGAACTCGGCCACGCGGTATTTGCCCCGGAAGATTTGCGCCTCGCTGTGCTTGAGGTACGCGCCCTCCCAGATATGCTCGTACACTTCCGGAAGCATTACTTCGCGGGCGTGCTGGCGCTGTTCGTTCAATTCCTCGGGGAAGTATGGGTTATCGTTCCAGTTGACCTCTAGCGCCATGCACCTCGGCGGCGGGCTTTGCCTAAACATGGTATCTACCGGGTCGGTATCATGCTTAGGGTTCCATATGGCCCATATCTCAGACCTTGGCGCACGAATAGTAGGCAGCAGCGCCTGCCATGAATACTCGGGAACGTCGGCAGCCTCCTCCACAATGCAAAGGTCAATCTGAGCCATCGACTTGATAGCACTCATGTTGTGCCTTAGCCCTCGGAAGATAAACTCCGTTCCATTCTTCCCGCGAATAAACGCCTCGCCTATTTCATAGTGCGATTCCAGCCACGGTTTTGACTGAATAGCGTTTTTCAGCTCGGCAAACATCGACTCCTTGATTGAGATTTGCAGCTCTCGCGTGCAAAGGATGCGCAGCGGCTCAACATACCCCCATACAGCAGCCATCAAGGCGAACGTAAACGACTTGCCTGAGCCTCGACCTCCATAGGCTGCGCGGAAGCGCAGTTCGCCCCGCACGGGGGCGAAAAGGTCAACAAGTTTGGGAGGCAATTCAATCCGGGCGGTAGTCAATTTTTGCGCCCTTCTTCATGTTGTCTTTAGCCCACAATGGCTGAAGATTGGATATGTGGCTAAGTCTTTCCGCATCCTCTGCGGTCTTTGCTGTAGCAAGTGGAATTATATGGTCAATATGCCATTCGCCATGATTATCCCACGACATGCCAGGCTCGAACTTGCTTTCTATGTGCAGCCTTGCTTCATCCCAGCTGCACCCAAGCACATCTTCGGAGTTTTTCCGCTTCTTGTCTGTTGTATAAAAGAACGCCCTATTAACAGAACGCCTTAATGCACGCTTTATCCTGTAAAGTTGATCATTTTGCGACCTCTTCCTGTGCAGGTCGCTTGCATACCACCTATTATTTCTCGACCACCTGTTATTTATTTCAGAGTGTCGCTCAGCGTTCTTCTTTTTCCACTCCCTGTTTTTGCTTCTTTCAGTGCGTCCATTCTTTTCATAAAACGCCTTTCTTTTTTTCTTGTCGCACTCTTTGCAGCGAGAAGAAACGCCATCTGGTCTAGACTTGTCCCGATAATACTCTGTGAAAGGCTTTGTATTGCCGCAAGCGTAGCATTTTTTCATTCATCACCTCGTCAGCGGTGCCGTCTTGGTTTGGGAAGCGCGCGCCCGGTGACGAGCCGGGGCGGGGCCGCTAAACCCCTCGCGCGCATAATCAGTGTATCAGTCTTCCTTTTTCGCCGCCACAATCTCAATCCGCGTCGGGCTCATGCTTCCATCCTTGCTGGAATGATCCACATCCTGCTTATCCCGCCAACCGAACATGTTTTTCATCGAGAAAATCCATACGGTCGCGTTGCCGTCTTCGCCCATGGCCATCTCTCGCCCACGGCGCTGCCACCATACCTCGGATAGCGTCTTGCGTACCGCGTCCATCTCGCGGAACTCCTCGGAATCCTCCATCAGCGTGTACCAAGCGCTTTCACCGATACCCAGCAGCGCCCGGCACTCAACGCCGGTCCCGCCTTCCTGGCCGCATTCACGCATGATCTCGCGCCAGTTGTCCGGCAGGTCGTTAACGGTAGTCCGGGGCCGGCCTACCTTGCGTTTTTCAGTCATGGTTGTCTCCTGTCCTTGTTAGCAGCATAGCAAAAACGCCTGCCATGTGATAGGCGGGCGCTATGTGGTGCGGGCTGGTTAGAATCCCAGTCCAGACCCATAAGCCCCGGCCTGGATGCGCTTGACGATGCATTCGCGCTGCACTTTCTCGCGCACAAACTCGCCGGGGTCAACCGCGCCCCAATGCTGAACCGGGTTTTCATGCGCCATGCGGGCCACCTCTAGCAGCGTATCGCAAAGATCCTGGCGAAGCTGGCACTGGGTGCGCACAAACATCTGAGTATCGCGAAGTGCGAAGCCCTGGTCCTGCATCCGGTAGATACCCCCCATGATACCTGATACATGCTCGCAGAACACGTCTTGCGAGGAGTAGGCGTTGCCAGTGGCGGGCAGTGCCAGGGCGGCGGTTAGGATTAGGGTGCGGAGTTTCATGAGTGGTTCCTATAGGGCGCCGTGTGGGCGCCCGTGCGGTGGGTTAGGTGGGTCGGTGGTGGAATTTCATGCGACTTGGCGCAAGAGCGCTTTGATCACCGTCATCATCTCGCATTACTGGCCAGCCATCCACGTCAATGCGAACAATCGCGTATTGCTTGCCCTCTGTGTACCAGCCATGACCTCCATCATCAATGCATGTTAAGACGTCACCATCCCGCCAATTCGCCGGGTCTGACATATCCTCGCCGGCCTCATCAGCAGTCGCCCTCTCCAGCAGCCCAAACCCCTCCCCCAAATACTCCCGCGCCTCTTCAAGCGCCTCCTGATACGCCTTCTCTGCCTCGTCTCGGGCCTGGCGGGCTTGCTTGAGGGTGGTGATGGGGTCGGTGGTCATGGTGGCTTCCTCGGGCTGCGGGGTTGTGGTGCCGGCATTCGTGGCGCCTAGCACTTGGTCGATGGTGAGGTGGCGGCCACCATTTTCTGGGATGATGGTAGAATCCAGCACACCATTCCACCATTCCAAATAGCTCCCAATGCCTCGCCCTTTTTGTCGGTCAAACCTCGGGCACCCGGCATTTTCAAACGCCCGCGCCACCGCGTGATACTGCTCCTCGGTCATGCCATCGGTACTGACGTGATCGCCGGGCTGGAGGGTGATGGGGTCGCCTACCCGCTGGATGGGAGCCAACGCATACCCGCCCTCGTGCGGCGCCACCTCATGCGTATCTTGCAGCCCCTTGGCGGTCAACTG